GGTATGAATAGATTTAAATATGAATACTAAGAGAGTCGAATTAATCATTCAAAATTTGCAATTACTAATTGAATATTTAAAATTAGAAATTGAAGAAAATGGAGATGAAAAAAATATGATTAAACTCCAAGATTTGGTTGGAGATTCTTTTGCTGAATATGATCCAGAGTATTATGAGGAACCATAATGTATGAAGAACTGACTGCTTTTGAAAGAGAGCTTGCTCGCTTTGGTGATAAGGTACAATTAATTGTTGGACTTGAAGTTGGAGATAAGATTTCTCCAGAGGAAGCATACCAACAGATTAAGACTATGATGAAAGAACTTAAAAAACTTCGTAAAAAAGAAAAAGATAGTTGGGAGATTGATGAATGAAACCTATTAAAGCAAAGGATCTTTTAGAACTTGATAAAAATCTTCAAGTTGTTAGACTTCAGGGATATGCTATTCCTGAGCAGGTAATCTATCAAGCGGGTAAATGTGATTATTCTGAGATTCCTATTCACGAGCAAAAAATTCCCGACCACAATAAATGTGGAGAGTGGATTGTGGAACAACTGTTGGCTAACGAGAGAGGGCACTACGGACCCCTGGAGCACCCCTCTATCACGTTTTCGGTCTCTGGATACGTTCATAACGTAATCGTTCAGGCACGTACCCATAGAGTCGGTGTCACGTTTGATGTTCAATCTCAACGTTACACTGGAAAACGTGTCGTAAAAGTTGCCAATAACGAGTTGGGAGTTGAGGATGTTTTTTATGTACGTCCTGTAGGATTCTATACTAACCGTAAGGGCAAGAAGTATGAATGGACTGAAGAACATCGTCAAAGAAAGTTAGGAAGAATTCTTTCCGAATGTGAAGAATATGCTGACTACTATAATCAAGGTATGAGTGAAGAACACATTCGTGATTATCTTCCTCAAGCAATTCGTCAGAATTTTGTAGTTTCCTTTAATCTTCGTTCAGTGCTTCATCTTCTTGATCTTCGGTCTAAACTTGATGCTCAACTTGAAATTCAAGCATTATGTGAACAGATTGCTCCTGAACTTAAAATGTGGGCTCCTAATGTTTGGGGATATTATGAGGAAAAGAGACTACATAAAGCAAGGTTATCCCCTTAAATTCATATGAAAACTTGGTGCGTTAAAGACCATCTTACTGGTCATGTATTTAAAACTCTTATGACGGAAGAAGAGTTTCAACAATTTTTAAAGGAAAATCCTGACATTGATGAGTGTGTCGATTGCATTGAATGTGATGATGCACCATCAATTTGCCTTGAATAAATAAAACAATTCATATAGTATGGAGGAATAAAATTGCCTACTTATCCAGTTAAACATAAAGAAACTGGGGAAACTCAGGAACTTTATATGTCAATGAAAGAATATGAAGAATGGAGAACTAAAAATCCAGAGTGGGACAAAGATTGGTCTAAAGGATGTGCTGGTGTTGGTGAGGTAGGAGACTGGAGAGATAAGCATATCAATAAAAATCCTGGATGGGGAGAAATTCTCAAAAAAGCATCAAAAGCAGGCGCTAGTAAATCTCAAATCTAATTTAAAATATGGCAAGGAAAAGAAGAAGCAGTGGCGACATTCAACCAATTGGAATTGGTATGACTAATGCTCGTGCAATGCGTAAAAGAAAGAATCAGATCAATGTTGAAAAACTGTTAGACATTGAACCCTTAACAGATAATCAAACTAAATTATTTGATTCTTTTGACGAAGGAAAAAATCTTGTTGCTTACGGTGCAGCAGGAACGGGTAAAACTTTTATTACACTCTATAAGGCTCTTTGTGATGTCTTAAATGAAAGGACTCCTTACGATAAAATTTATATTGTAAGATCTCTTGTTGCTACTCGTGAAATTGGATTCCTTCCTGGAGATCACGAAGATAAGTCATCTCTTTATCAGATTCCTTATAAGAATATGGTAAAGTTTATGTTCCAAATGCCAGACGACGCTTCTTTTGAGATGCTCTATGGAAACCTCAAAACTCAAGGAACTATTAGTTTTTGGAGTACTTCTTTTATTCGCGGAACTACTCTGGACAATGCAATCATTATCGTAGATGAATTTCAAAACTTGAATTTCCACGAACTTGATTCCATCATCACTCGTGTTGGTGAAAACTCTAAGATTATGTTCTGTGGTGATGCTACTCAATCAGACTTGGTAAAAACAAATGAGAAGAATGGCATCATTGATTTTATGAGAATTCTTCGTATTATGCCATCATTTAATGTTATTGAATTCGGTGCAGAAGATATTGTTCGTTCTGGACTCGTTAAGGAATACATTCTTGCAAAACTGGAACTAAACATATGAGTTTTATTCATCATAATTACCTAGGTGAACTTGAATTAGAAAAGAAAGAACAAAATGGTATCCGTCTTTATAATCTTCCCAATGGAAACTGGGTGCCATCCATTACATCTGTAACGTCTTTTTACAATCGCCAAGTCTTTGTTAAGTGGCGTGAGCGTGTTGGTCTTGAAGAAGCGAATCGTATCACTAAAAGAGCAACAGCAAGAGGAACTGACTTTCACCAAGTCTGTCAAGATTATCTTGAAAATAAAGAACTGAACTGGGATGATTATCAACCCCTAACAAAGTTTATGTTTTATCATCTTAAACCAGAACTTGATAAGATAAATAACATACACGCAATTGAACGTACTCTTTATTCAGAATACCTTGGGCTCGCTGGACGAGTCGATTGTATTGCAGAATACGAAGGAGAACTTGCTGTCATTGATTTCAAAACTTCAGATAAAATTAAACCAGAAGAGTGGATTGAAAACTATTTCGTTCAAGAAATGTTTTATGCCGCTGCTTACTATGAACTTACAGAAATTCCCATCAAAAAATTAATCACTTTAATGGTCACCCCTGGTGGTGAAGTTAAAGTATTTGACAAAAGAAACAAAGGGGATTATATTAAGTTATTAGTACGCTACATTAAAGAATTTGTATCTCACAATCTTAGGTCAGATGGAGAATGAACTAGAAAAGGTATTAGAAAGTAAGTTCTTCTGTCCCTCCAGGTTCGCGCAGGAGATTGAAAAACTTGTGCAAACAAATCCCGATATGAACTATATTGATGCTGTGATTCACTTCTGTGAACAGAACAGCATTGATATTGAATCAGTATCCAAACTAATTTCAAAACCATTGAAAGAAAAAATTAAGTATGAAGCAATGGAACTTAATTTTCTGAAGAGGAGTTCCAGAGCGAAACTACCACTCTGATAAATGATGCCGGTTGATGCCTATAAGTGTTATCTGTCTTTGAAGAATCACTTTACTAAAGACAGTTATGACTACCACAAATACTGTGGTAAAAGTCGTGCAACAGTCCAATCTTTTTATAAACGCAAAGATCGTTTTTGGTTTGAAAAGATTGCAAGACAAAAAACAGATAAAGAAGTAGAAGAATTTTTCGTATCAAACTTCATCACCTGCACTGATCCAAGTAAGCTTTGGATAGGAGAAATGATGAGAGAAGGTGATGAACGATACACACAATGGAAGAAGAGAACACAATCACTTTCTTATGTTTTTAAAGAGGAGTGTGAAAAACTCTTTGGAGAAAAGAAAGTAGATGAAGTTTTTGATTGTTCTAAAGGACACCCACCTGTTCTTAAAAATTTCCTGAGCGGGAATATAAGTCTAGAAACCCTAGTCATTTACGATAAGATATTCCTATTCGGGAAAGACTTTGATAAGAAACTCAAAGACCCAGTGTGGGAAACCGTAAGTATGAAAATGAAAAAATATTCTCCCTTCCTACATATAAATGTACCGCGTTATAAGACCATCTTGAAGGAAATTGTTTTAGGAGACCAATGAGTTTTTTTAATTCCGAAGTCGTCCGTGCTGAGATGACTGAAATAAGTGAACTACAGGAAGAAGTTTATTCAAACGTCTTCAAGTTTCCTGGAATGTCCAAAGAAGAAAAACTTCAACACGTAGAACTCCTGGAACGACTATTAGAAAAACAAAAAGTTCTTTATACAAGACTGAGTTTATCTGATGATCCAGAAGCAGTTGAAATGAAAGAACGCATTACAAGTTCTGCTATTATGATGGGTCTTCCTCCTGGAACTGATATGAATATCATTTTGAACAATATGTCCAAAATGCTTGAGGTGATGAAAAAACAAATTGACAAAACAGGTTCCGACCTGTAGACTAACAAGGTACACAAAAGCCAAATCTGTACAAATACGAGGTAATCTAATGTCCTTTTCAGATCTTAAGAAACAATCTTCTCTTGGTTCGCTGACTGCGAAACTGGTAAAAGAAGTAGAGAAGATGAGCACAACTTCTAGTGGCGCTGATGAGCGTCTCTGGAAACCCGAAATGGATAAGACTGGTAATGGTTATGCCGTTATCCGTTTTCTTCCTGCCCCTGAAGGTGAAGAACTTCCCTGGGCAAAAATGTACTCCCACGCCTTCCAAGGTCCTGGTGGTTGGTACATTGAAAACTCTCTGACTACTGTTGGTCAGAAAGATCCCGTTTCAGAATACAATCGTGAACTCTGGAACAGTGGTTCTGAAGCAAACAAAGAAACTGTGCGTAAGCAGAAGCGTAAACTGTCTTACTACAGCAACATCTATGTCGTGAAGGATCCTGCTAATCCTGCTAACGAAGGTCGTGTCTTCCTGTTTAAGTATGGTAAGAAGATCTTTGATAAGATTATGGAAGCAATGCAACCTGAGTTTGAAGATGAAACTCCTATCAATCCTTTTGACTTCTGGCAAGGTGCTAACTTCAAACTGAAGTTGGTGAAGAAGGATGGTTACTGGAACTATGATAAGTCTGAGTTTGATCGTGTTGCTCCTCTGCTGGACGACGACGATGCTCTGGAAGCACTGTGGAAGAAACAGTATTCTCTGACTGCTATCACTGCTCCTGATCAGTTCAAGTCATACGAAGATCTTGATAAGCGTCTGAAGTATGTTCTGGGTCAGAAAGGTACTCCTCGTATGTCTTCTGTTGAAGAAGAAACTGAATACGATGAGTATGTTGAAAAGAATGCTGAAAGCAAAGTTGTTGCAGAACTGGAGCAGTCCTATGCCCGTTCTAAGTCTCCTTCACTTCCTGTGGTAACTAAGGAAG